CCTGTTGCACCAGTTCCGTTTGGTTTGTATCAATTGGAGGAGGATGATGTAAACCTCATCAAAAGATACGCTAAAGAGTTGAAAGCAAGTCCTCTGAAGTATGATATTCAAACGTCATCCAACGTGGAGGAATGTTATGGTGCATCTTCGTTCATGGTCGATGTTGTTGCAAACATTGCCTTTAACGCACTCAAAGAACTTGTCATGCCACCACCATCAAACTGCAGATGGAGAGTTCTAGAGTCTTGGGTTGAATATAGAAAGAAAGGTGATTTCATGCCACCGACACAAGTACTTGGTGGTGACATGGCTTTTGCTTTGTATATCAATATTCCATATGATATTGAGGACGAAATTGCACATCCTAGAAATGAAAAGACTCTTCATCCATGTGCTGCTAAAACTCAGATGATCTATGCCAATCCTATTGGTAAGATTTCTACTAGAGATTTTATCTTTACAAAAGCAGACGAGGGGACTATACTAGTATATCCCTCTAGTGTTCTTCTTCAATCATTCCCATTCTACACTTCCGATGAAGAATGTATTGTGATGAGAGGATCATTTGTTATTGAAGAAACTCCCCTCCGTAACTGATGGCAAAATATCCATTGAAGACACCCCTTCGATATCCTGGCGGTAAGTCGAAGGCAATCCCAACACTCGCACCTCTGCTTCCGTCTACTCTGAAGCATTATCGTGAGCCATTCATTGGTGGTGGATCAATGGCAATCTATGTTGCCCAGGCATATCCCAGTGCCGATATATGGATCAATGACTTGTACGTTCCTCTGTACAACTTCTGGGTACAGTTGAGGGACAATGGTGAGGAATTGTCAGAGAGGATCTATGAAATTAAATCTAAGATCATCAATGATGATGAAGCCCATGAGAAACTCTTCACAGAGATTTCTGAGTCTATTGATAGTCAGACTGGTGTAGACCAAGCGATCAGTTTCTTCATCATGAATAAGTGCTCTTATTCTGGTCTTACTCAGAATAGTAGTTTCTCTGTAACTGCTTCCAGAGCGAACTTCTCTCTTGTAGGAGCACAGAAACTCAGAAAGTTTTCCAATCTAATTAGGAATTGGAAGATCACCAATATTGATTATTCCAATCTTCTTGGTGGTGAGGATGATGATACCTTTATCTTCTTGGATCCTCCTTATGACATCAAAGACTTTCTGTATGGAAAGAACCGTGAGATGCACAAGTCTTTTGACCATGAACGATTTGCTGAAGAGGTTTACAAGATCAATAACAAGTTCATGATTACCTACAACGTGAACGACAGACTCTTGGAACTGTATAAAGATTACGAGTGTAGTGAGTTTGATCTCCGTTATTCCATGGTTCACCGTGGTGACAAGGGAACTAAAGATAATGTGAAGAAAGAATTGTTAGTGACTAACTATAAGAATGCAGTCAATAGTTTGGAGAACTTTTTATGAAATGCGAAGTTAAACTCTATGTCGCTGGTCAGGTCTTCAAGGAAGAAGTTTATGCCCGTGACTATCAACACGCAAGACAAATCGCTCTTGCTAGAAATCCTGGAGCTACAGTTGTTGGTATCAATGCAAAGATGTGATGTGGAGACTTTGGTGCAAAGCCTTAGGTGAGAAGGATGGACGAAATGATCGAGAAGCAAATTTTATTGCTGGCATCCGTACCTGTATTTTTATTAGTTACTTGGTCACTAACACTTTTATTATATCTGGAGTAATCAGGCACTGGAATGGAACTAAAGGACTGGCTCAAATCAATCAACGAGACCAAAAAGAATATCTTAGACGAGGATCCGACAGAGAAGTATCCTGCCTTCATCGTGAACAAATGTCTGTCGGGATCTATTGATTCTCTGATGTTTGCTAATGAGATGAATAAGCATCATTCATTGGATCTTAAACTTCAATATGATTTTCTTCTAAATAGTTTGCGTAAAAAGAAAAGATTCTCTCCCTGGCTTCGCAAGGAGAAAGTGAAAGATCTTGATGCTGTTAAATCTTATTATGGTTATAGTAATGAGAAGGCGCAGCAAGCACTTAAAATTCTAAACAAAGATCAACTTGAATACATCAAGTCTAGACTTGATACTGGAGGAATGAAATGAGCGTCGTGCAAGAACCTGAAGTCAACTGGGATCCTAGCCAAATGGTTGAGGTTGTCCTATCTGAACCAGATGATTTTCTTAAGGTTCGTGAAACCCTAACTCGTATTGGTGTTGCTTCTCGCAAGGAAAAGAAGTTATATCAGTCATGTCATATCCTTCATAAGCAGGGCAAGTATTATATTGTCCACTTTAAAGAACTGTTTGCCTTGGATGGCAAGAGAGCAAACCTTACGGTGAACGATGTTCAACGTCGTAATCGTATTGTTCAGTTACTTGCTGACTGGGGACTGGTTGAAATCTGTTCTCTTGGGCAAGAAAAGATTGCAGATCTTGCACCTTTGAATCAGATTAAAGTCTTATCGTTCAAAGATAAGGGTGAGTGGATTTTGGAAACGAAATATAACATTGGTCGTAAGAAGGTAGAGGTAACCGAATAAATAGAACGTCACCTTTCGTGCGTGACACGCTACATACGGAATATACGCTACTAAAAGACGGGTTACCACACCCGTCTTTTTTATGTTTTATGGTTAAATAGTAGTGGATATCTAAACCTTTAATATAGATTTGTCTTATTAAAGGTTTATGTATTATCCTTTAATAACGGTTGCCTTCTGGGACCACACAATCTAATCTCGCTTTAAAAGGAGAAGTACAAATGACTAACCTCGCACGTTATCACACTGCCGATCTTCCTGCGCTCCTTGATAGGATTACAAGGAACAGTATTGGTCTGGATGATTACTTTGAAAGAATCTTTGAACAAACAACTTCATCTAATTACCCTCCATACAATCTGATTCAGTTAAATAATCATGAGTCTATTTTAGAAATTGCATTAGCAGGATTTAAAAAGGAGGAGGTAAATGTTTTCACAGAGTATGGAAAACTTTTTATCAAAGGGCAAAAGGTGGAGGGGGAGGACAGAACGTTTGTCCACAAGGGTCTGGCTCAAAGAAGTTTTGAACGAGTCTGGACTATATCCGACGACACAGAAATCCAAGAGGTCACGTTCGAAGACGGACTATTGGTGGTCAAACTCGGAAAAGTAATTCCAGAACATCATCAACGAAAGGATTATCTCTAAATACAACTGACTATCGTCGGCGCAGACAGGGAGGTAACTGGCACACTCCAGTTGACACCTCCCTTTTTCATTGGTATAATAAGTAAAGGTTAAAGTATCTCATGTCTGTAAAACTTGTTTTGCTCAAGTCTGGTGAGCAAGTAATCTCTGATGTAAAACAAATTTTTTCTGGAGAGAAAGTCAATGGGTTCTTGTTTGAGAATCCTCTGGTTGTTCATACTGATGTTGGCAATCTCCTCCTGACAGAGGATGGTGTCCAAACACCAGATAAGTTGGGTGTGCGTTTAGAGTCTTGGATCGCTTTGAGTGCAGACAAAAAGATGGTAATTTCAAAAGATTGGATTGTCACCTATGTAGATCCAATCAAAGAACTTTTAGACATGTATGAGGAATGTACAGATGGAGGAGAAGAAGATGGTGAAGTGTCTTTTACTGAAGAATAATACGCTGCTGATTGCCACAGTTGAAGAAGTAATCGGACAGATTGGTGAACCAGATTGTCGTTTAATCAAACCATATTTGGTTGAGAGACCTTCACTTGAGATTACAGACTGGTTGGATTTCACCAACCAAAATGATATAATGATTAGGTCAGATGATGTCCTGACCTTCGTTGACCCTAAGGGTGAACTACTTGACAAATACTTAAAACAGATTGAATGAAGTTCTACACTAACGTTCAGATGGTCGGGGACAAGTTTCTTGTCAGGGGTTATGAAGATGGCAAACACTTCATGGTCCGTGAGGAATTTCAACCGACTCTTTTTGTGCCTTCTAAAAAGAAGACCAACTATAAAACGCTTGAGGGTGAGTATGTACAGTCTGTAAAACCTGGCACCGTTCGGGAATGTCGTGAGTTTTTCAAGCAGTATGACGGTGTAGATGGATTTGAGATCTATGGTAACGAGAGATATATCTATCAATACATTGCAGAGAAATACCCTGAAGAAGAGATTAAGTTTGATATTAGCAAGATTCGTCTTCTGACGATTGACATTGAGACCCGTTCAGAGAACGGGTTTCCTGATGTCGAGTCCGCTGACCAGGAGATTCTTCTCATCACGGTGCAGGACTATACCACTAAAGAGATTATCACTTGGGGTGTTGGACCTTTCAAACTGAAGCAAGGTAACCACTACTACAAGCAGTTCAACAATGAGTATGATATGCTCTCCGACTTCAGTCAGTGGTGGGAAGAGAACATGCCTGATGTGGTCACTGGGTGGAATATTCAACTGTTCGATATCCCATACCTTGTGGGACGTATTGACCGTGTTCTAGGGGAGAAGAGGTGCCGTAGGTTCTCTCCCTGGGGTCTGGTGAGTCAGAAAGAACTGTATATCAAAGGTAAGCAATACAAGACCTATGACGTGGGTGGTATCACTCAATTGGATTACCTTGAGTTGTATCGTAAGTTTACTTACACCAACCAGGAATCTTATCGTCTGGATTATATTGCAAGCGTAGAACTGGGACAGAAGAAACTTGATCACTCTGAGTTCGATACTTTCCAAGACTTCTACACTAATGGTTGGCAGAAGTTCGTAGAATACAACATCATTGACGTGGAACTTGTTGACCGTCTGGAAGACAAGATGAAACTTATCGAACTTGCAATTACTATGGCATATGATGCCAAGGTGAACTATAATGATGTTTTCTACCAGGTAAGGATGTGGGATACCATCATCTACAATTACCTGAAGAAAAACAACATTGTTATTCCTCCTAAAAAGGACTCATCTAAAAGTGACAAGTATGCTGGTGCCTACGTTAAAGAACCGATTCCTGGGCGTTATGATTGGGTGGTCAGTTTTGACCTTAATTCCCTGTACCCTCATCTTATCATGCAGTACAACATCTCCCCAGAA